GGCAGCGGCAGCGCAAACGGCAGCGTCTGAAATGGCCCCGAAAAAGAAGAGAAGTGGCCCTCCGCCCGCTAAGAGGTGGGTGTTTACCCTCAATAATCCCTCTCCTAAGGAAATTGACCACATTCTTGGCCAAGATATGAATATGTTTGATTATCTGGTTTGTGGAAAAGAGGGGATGGGAGAGGGTAAAACACCCCACCTCCAGGGCTTTGCTAACTTCTCTAAGAAGAAGACTTTTAACCAAGTGAAGAAGATTTTTGGGTCCCGCTGCCACATTGAAAAAGCGAAAGGAACGGACAAAGACAACCAGCAGTACTGCACTAAAGAAGGAGATGTTGTTGTAGAAGCCGGAGCCCCGAGAAGTGGAGGACAAAGAACTGACCTTGCCTCTGCTGTGAGTACTGTTTTAGAGTCGGGGTCTCTGCGGGCTGTTGCCGAATCCCACCCGGTGCAGTTTGTCCGTTATCACCGCGGGCTTTCTGAACTTTTGAAAGTGGCGGGCAAAGCGAAAGCGCGCGATTGGAAGACTTCCGTACACGTCATCATAGGCCCGCCTGGGTGTGGCAAAAGTAAATGGGCCTGTAATTTTGCAGAGCCTGAAGTAACATTTTGGAAGGCTCCCAGGAATAAATGGTGGGATGGATATTGTGGACAAGAAGTAGTAATATTGGATGACTTTTATGGCTGGCTTCCATATGATGAAATGTTAAGACTGTGTGATAGGTATCCACTTACAGTGGAAACTAAAGGTGGAACTGTTCCTTTTTTGGCCAGGACTATTTTGATTACCAGCAACAAGGTGCCCCAGGAATGGTACTCCTCGGAGTCTGTCCCGACTGCAGAGGCTCTCTTCAGGAGAATTACTACTTTGCAGCTATGGAAGACTACTACAACACCATCCATGGAAAGTGAAGAGAAGTTTGTGACCCTTGACCCTCCCTGTGAAGAGTTCCCCTATGAAATAAATTTCTGAGACTTAATCACTTCGGAATTGGTTGTGTCTTTATTAATCTCACAGGGGTACATCCATATGGGCAGTGTATTTGTTATTAAAGAGGTCAAACTCTCTGAATTGTACATACAAGGTAAATCTGACCTGGTAGTTGTAGGCCTCATTTCCTTTTTGCATTGCAAATCCTAAGCCTGACCACTGTATGTTTTGGCCTTGTTTATTTGGGAACCATAAAGCATTTTGCTTGTTGTTAGGTTGGAAAAAGCCTGTGTTTCCATCAATGAGTGGTTTTGGGGTAAAGTATCTCTTGTGATACCAAGCAGGGGTTCTGATTACATGTCTGCCACTGAAGTTGATGTATGGGTCCCATATGGGGTCTGATTCTCCAGTGGCTGGGGTTACAAATGCACCATCTAGTATTGGGACAGTGCTTCCATAACCTCTGAAGGGGGATGTGATTGGCAGCCTTGGCTGGAATTCCACTTTCACCTTTCTTATCCTGTAGTATTTAAAGGGGAGGGGTGAGGAGTTTAGTTGGGTTCCAGCTGGGATAAAATCATCCAGGTCAAAGGTATAGTGGTTGACATAGAAGGAGGCATTGGCTGCATCTTTGGGTACCCAGAGTTCCACTTGTCTGGTCAGTCTGAGATTGGTTATGCCATTCTTCCTTCTCCAACGGTACCGGGCACGGAACCGGGGGTGCATAAGCCAAGGTTTACGGTAGAGGAGGCGTCCAAGTGATGACATGGGTCTTGCTCTCCGCCCTCTGCCACGCCTTCTGCGGTACACCATCTAAAAAAGTGAGCCCCGCCCCGAGGTTGCTGCTCTAGTATTACCAGCAACCTC